CAGCAGGGCCTCTATCACGAGGCCCTGATCACCGGCAGCGACCACGAGGTCGAGGAGCAGGCCGCCGCCATGTGCCGGGGCTGGGCGGCGATCGCCCGGGCCATGGAAGCGGCGGCGGTCGAGGACGACGCCTATCTGCTCGGCTTCCATGGTGGAACCGGAACCAAGGTCGCCATCGGAGAACAGAAGCACGCCATTGCTCGGGTGCGGGAGCTGCACGGCGACAAGGTCATCTGGATCACGCCAGACGAGGTGGCGGCGTTGGTCGGCGGCATGGAACTGCTCAAGGCCGCGAAGGGCGTCTTCCCCGACGCCGAGGTCATCAATCTCTACCCGAACGAACCGGCCCAGGGCGATGGGTGAACCTCATCACCATGGCGGAAGGAGGCCAGCGATCATGAGCAATGAACAACCGAAAATTCTCGGCGTCGATCCGGGTCTGGGCGGCGCGCTGGCGTTCCTGGATGTCGACGGCGTCCTGGAAATCTTCGACATGCCGGTGCACCGGCTCAAGCGAGGCGGAAAAGCCAAGCGCGAGATCGACCGTTACGAACTGGCGCGCATCGTTGATGCCCATGGTCCCGTCGCCCACGCTTTTGTCGAGCAGGTCGGCGCCATGCCGGGACAGGGCGTGACCAGCATGTTTCAGTTTGGCAGGTCACTCGGCATCGTCGAGGGCGTGTTGTCCGCAGGGTTCATTCCGACCGACTACGTCGCGCCGCGCAAATGGCGCTCGGGCCTCGGCGTTCGCGCCGGCAAGGACGGCAGCCGGGCGCGGGCCTCGGCGTTGATGCCCGGTCATGCCGGATTGTGGACGCGGGTGAAAGACGACGGGCGGGCCGAGGCGGCGCTGATCGCGCTTTACGGACAACGGCAACTGGCAAGGGAGGCAGGCCAATGAACTCGGAAATGATGCTCAAGCACGCCGCCGGCGTGGTCGAAAACCGGCGACAGCAATACGGCGAGGCCACAGCGCTCTTCGATCACATCGCCAAGCGCTGGTCCCTGGTGCTGGGCACCAAGGTCACGCCGGCCCAGGTGGCGCTGTGCCTGATTGACCTCAAGATGGCCCGGTTGGTTCACGATCCGAAGCATCTGGACAGCATCGTCGATGTTGCCGGCTACGCCGCGTGCCTCAGGGAGGTGCAGCGATGAGGTGGCATCCGAAAGGTTATGGCGGCGAACGGCGCTCCGCTGATGACGTCAAACGGGATGGCTGGCGCGAACAGGGTTTGCTCGCCGTGTCGGTTGAAGACGACCGGCTAACCTGGCCGGAGCGGGAGCTGGTTCGGCAGCTCGGCGAGAAGCTCTTTGGCAAACAGCAAGAGGAAGCCCATGGGCGATAAACACTGGACGCCATTGCTGGTGGAAGAACAGTTTGCGGAAGCCGCCGACGTTTTGAAGCGGTTGCCCGAGGAGCGGGTACAGGGGTATTTCTCCACCTGGCCCGAGGTCGTTCGAAGTGTCTATGACGCATTAGGCTGGCACGATCCGGTGCTCAAACGCCCCTGGCCGTCACCAGCGTCCATTGACCGCATGGACGAAGCGATGAGGTGGCTGCGATGGCCCGGAAGTTTACAACCTGGGGATGGACCGATGATGATTTGGACCGCGCGGAACAGACGCAGCGCGGCTGGATGGACACGAAGTAGAAACGAGGAAAGGTTAGACCGATGGGACTCGGCGATGAAATCATGGCGGCGGGGCGCGCTGAAAAACTTTGGCGTGAAACTGGTCAACGTGTGGCGATCGTTGACGCTAGCATGCGCCCGCGCGAACATGATGTATGGACCGGCAACCCCGCGATTGATCAATCATCAAGTTTGACACTTACCGATTGCCCGCGTGGACGCGGCTATATTGACCGGTGGGAAGGTTCCCGATCGGTATTGAACATGACCTATCGCAACCGTGATCATCCCGGTTCAATTTACATTCCGGATGAATATCTACGATGGGCGGCAAGTGTCGTTGAGTCGGGTTGCGTCGTAATTGAACCGATTGTTCAACGCCCGTCTAGTCTCGGTAAGGATTGGGGATTTAAGCGATGGGCGAAGGTTGCGGAGCAATTGGAAAACGTTGTTCAACTTGGCGCCGATCATGCGCGCCCGGTGCTACCCGGCGCGCAATTCATCAAGACTGAAACATTCTGGCACGCGGCGGCGATCGTGAGGCACGCGGCGGTGACGCTGACTCCGGAAGGCGGCTTGCATCACATCGCGGGCGCCTTGAAACGCCCCGCCGTCGTTATCTATGGCGGTTTCACGCACCCGTTGATCACTGGTTATGACGGTCACGAATGCCTATACGTTGACGTGCCGGGTAGTCCGTGCGGTGAGTTTGGCCCGTGTGATCATTGCCGTTTGGCGCTTGAAATGATCACCGTTGATATGGTCTTGGAACGTGCTAGAATATTCATATGAAAGCGGGAAAACTTGATAAGACCATTACGATTGAAACCGCCAGCACGACGGCTGACAGTTTCGGGGAACCTATCGAGTCATGGTCTACACTGGCGACGGTTCCCGCCACTGTTTTATCGGATCGTGGAAGCGAACGATTCCAAAATCAACAGGTGATTGGGACGGCGGTTAAAACGTTTCGGATAAGGTGGCGCTCCGATGTTACGGTTAAAAATCGCATCGTGTATGACTCCCGCAATTGGGATATTCGCGACGTTCGCGAAATTGGGCGCCGCGAAGGTTTGGAAATTGACGCATCCGCGCGTGCCGAGTGACCGATTTACTTGGCGCCGGATCGGGTTTTATCGGAAGGTTGGATATTGATAACCGGTGCTAAGGAATTGGAAGCGGCGTTACGTGCGTTGCCGAAGGCGACGGCCAAAAGCGTGTTGCGGAACGCTTTGAAAAACGCGGCGGCACCGACCGTTGCGGCGGCTGAACGCATGGCGCCGATTGGTCCGACCGGTGATTTATCAAATTCAATAACGGTAAAGGCGCAATTGAAAAAAACTCAACAGGGATCAAGTAAGGTTGGCGATGTGGAAATGTACGTCGGCGCGACGACACCAACCGGCGCGCACGCTCATTTGATTGAGTTCGGCACGTCCAAAATGAGCGCCAAACCGTTTATGCGCCCGGCGTGGGAGTCAACCAAGCGCGCGGTGCTTCGCAACTTTGAACGCGAGTTATGGGCGTCACTGTCAGCGGCGGCGGCACGGCTGGCGAAGAAAGCCGAAGCCGGAACGCTTGGACGCGCGGCGCGAAAGGCGCTTGGACAATGACCACGATTGCCGAAGGATTGCGGACTCTTATTCTGGCGGATACCACGGTATCCGGTTTGATAGGCGCGCGTATGTACCCGGTGATCCTACCGCAAGCGGCGGTCATGCCAGCACTGACCTATCAATATATCACCGGTGATTCCGTTCTATCTAATGACGGTCCGACCGGGTTGGAACATCCGTTTTTTCAGGTTGACGCGTGGGGCGAGACTTACGCCAGTATGAACGCACTGTTTGAAGCCGTTCGGATTTTATTGAACGGTTTCCAAGGTGACGCTGGCGGCGTGTCTGTCCAGGGTATTTTCCTTGCGCGCAAGCGTGATTTGTACGATGATCAAGGCAAGCTATACCGGCGTGTTGCCGATTATGGAATTTGGAATGAGGAGTCCACCTAATGACGACGAATGCGCTAATCGGCTTTGGTGTTCATCTTGCGCGAGGCGATGGCGCTTCGCCGGAAGTGTTCACCAACTTGGCCGAGTTGATTGATCTATCAACGCCGTCCATGACAAAGGATCAAGTCGAGGCAACGCACACCGACTCAACTAATTCCTTTCGGGAGTTCATCCCCGGTCTGAAAGACGGCGGCGAATTTTCCGCGACGTGCAACTTTCTCCCGTCCAACGCCACGCAAGGCAACGCCAGCGGCGGCGCGCTCAACGATTTCATTAACGAAACGACGAGTCGAAATTGGCGGATCACGTTCCCCGGAACGCCAACCGTCACTTGGACGTTTGCCGCCACGATCATCGGTTACGAGGCGGCAACGCCGATGGATGACCGCATGACCCTAGTTATCACGTTTAAGGTCGCTGGAGCGCCGACCATTGCCTAACGCCAATGCGGAACGTGGTGAGGTCGCAATCCCTGGTCTTGGTCTTTTGCATTATGATTGGGATGCAATCGCGCGCCTAATTGATGCCTTCGGCCAAGACTTCGACTCCACCATTTCGGAAGCGATGGTAAAAAACGATATGACAGCTATTGCGACGGCGGTTGCTATCGGACTCGGCCCGACCGTGACGCCGGATGAAGTTAAGGCGGTGTCACCGCCGATCGTCCCAACCGTCAACGCCGTGATGGTCGCGCTTAACCTATCGTTTCATGGCGAACCTACGGGGGCGCCGCACGACGAAGCGGAGCCAAACCCTACGACTCGGAAAGCGCGGCGCGCAACATCATCGCGGAAGCGCAGCAAATAGCCTTTCGGAGTGGGTTAAAACCGCGCGAATTTTGGGAACTAACACCATTTGAAACGCGCGAGTGGTGCCGGTATGCCGGGTCGGAAGTGTATAAGCGTGCGTTGTGGATAGCTTGGAATGTCGCGATGTTTACTCGACAAAAGCGACTCCCCGAATTAAGCGGTATCTTACGTCGCTTTGATAACCCGGCGCCGCGCGTGGCAACGCCCAAAATATTATTGGGTAAGGTTCGCGCGCTGGCGTTTGCGTTAGGGGGTAAGTTGGATGGCTGAACCTATTGGCGCGCTACGCGTTGATCTTTCCGCGAATGCCGCCCAATTCCAAAAGGATATGAACCGCGCCCGTGGTGCCGTTCGCACGTCCACCAATCGTATGAATCGCGATTTTGGCGGGTTCCGTAAACAGATCGGCGCCACGACGGCGGGACTCGGCACGCTACGCACTGCAATCGCTGGTCTTGGCGTCGGGTTGGTGTTGCGTGAGATTGTCCGCACGTCCGCCGTCTTCCAAAAACTGCAAGCGTCATTAAAGACTGTTACCGGATCGGCTGGCGCCGCGTCGTCGGCGTTTGCATTGATTAAAGAATTCGCATCAACAACACCGTTTTCGTTAGAGGAAGTGACGCGCGGCTTTATCAAGTTGAAAGCGTTGGGACTAGACCCGTCCGCCAAGGCGCTACAATCCTATGGCAACACGGCTTCGGCTATGGCGAAGTCGCTAAATGATTTTGTCGAGGCCGTGGCGGATGCCGTGACCGGGGAATTTGAACGGCTTAAAGAATTTGGCATCAAGGCGGCTTCCGAGGGTAAAAACGTATCGTTCACTTTCCAAGGTATGACAACCACGGTTAAGAAAAACGCGGCGGAAATTGAAAAATATTTGCGTGGTATTGGTGACGTTCAATTTGCCGGGGCGATGGCTGAACAAGCGCGGACGTTGGGCGGGGCGTTAAGTAATCTTGGCGATTCGGCGTCAGTTTTTGCAAATGAGATTGGCGAAGGTGGACTCGCGGCGGCGGTTGCTGACGTGGCGCGGGAGTTGTCGGACCTTACGAACGGATCGCAAAGCGTGGCACGGGAAATTGGCGGGGCGCTTGGTAATGCCATTCGTACCCTTGCCGAGTTGGCGATAATCGCCGCAAAGAATATCCGTACAATTAGCGCCGCGATCGCCGGGTTCATCGCCTATAAGGTCGCAACCGTTTTTGCCGGTGCCGCCGTCGCCGTTCTACGGTTCGCGACGACCATACGCACGGCGGCGACCGCAACCTTATTTTTGACGAACGCCCTTAAATTAAATCCGATTGGATTATTCACCACCGTGATTGCCGGTGGTGTCGCGGCGTTGATCGGGTTTAGTGAAGCCAAGGCGGACGCGACGGCGGCGGCGGCAAGCCATACGACTCAACTTGCCACGGAAACCGGCGCAATTGAGGATCAAACGAAGGCGCTAAAGGAAGCACAAGCCGCCAGCCTTGAACAATTGGTTACGCTTACCGAGGCGCGCGCCGATGCGTTGCGAACGTTGGACTCGTTGCCGCCGATCGGTGAGTCAATTTCGATTGGTGATGTTGAAATTACCGGTATATCCGTTGCGCGGTTTGATGACTTAGCAGCCGCGATTAAAGCCGAGGAAGCCGCCGCGACTTCCGCGCGCGCACGGTTGGCCGAATTGAAAAATGAGATTGCGAGTTTAAGCACGACCGTTACCAAGGTAACACCGGAATTCAATGAAATGCGCGCCGCGATCAAGAAAAACGCGACGGAATTACAGTTTGAAATTGATCAACTTGGCCGCACCAAAACGGAACAAGAATTATATTCGCTGGCAAAAAAAGCCGGTGTGGAAGTCAACGACTCTTTCCGGCGCACACTGACTCCGTTGATTCGTGAATTGGCGCTGGAGGAACAAGTACATAAAGCGATTGCCGAAGCCGCTGACGACGAATTAAAAGCCAAGGAAAAACTTGCGGCGCGCGGCGTGGCGATCGTTAAAGAAACGCGCACATCGGTTGAGGAATATTCCGACTCTATCGAGGAATTGAATAAGCTGCATCAATCCGGTGCGATCGATGCTGAAACGTGGCGCCGGGGAATTAAAAAAGCACAAGACACGCTGGACGATTCCAAGGTTGCTATAAAAAATAATAACGATCTTGTTAAAGACCTTGGCTTGACGTTTACCAGTGCATTTGAAAACGCCGTTGTTGCCGGTGGTAAATTATCCGATGTGTTGCGAGGTTTAGAACAAGACCTGTTGAAACTTGCCTTACGTAAGACCGTGACGGAACCGCTATTCGCCGGTCTTGAGTCGGCGTTCGGTGGTGGTGGCATCGGGGATTTGTTTAGCGGGTTGTTTGATGGTTCGGCTGGTATATCCCCGACCGGCGCTGATATTGTAGGCACGCCGTTTGCCACGGGCGGCGCGTTTACCGTTGGTGGTAAGCAAGGCGTTGACAAGAATTTTGTACCGTTACAGCTAACGCGTGGTGAGCGTGTGACCGTTCAGACACCCGGACAACAAGGCGAGTTTGATAGTCAATCGGGTGTGACCCTGGTTAGTAATGACGTATCGGTGATCGTCAACGCCCCGCCCGGATCGAAAGCGGAAACGCAAGAGTCGAACGGTCCCGGTGGGCGCACCATTGAAGTATTCATTGATGAAGCCGTGTCACGGAACATCAACACGCCGGGGAGTCGGACTAACCGCGCCATGCGTCAAAATTTCGGCGTACAACCACAATTGAAGGGGCGCGGTTAAATGTCAACTTGGCCCGCAAGTTTACCTCAATCACTGTTGTATGACCTGACTGAAAAGCGGCAACCCGGTAAGGTGCGTTCACCGATGGACACCGGGCCGGCAAAACAGCGCGCCCGGTTTACCGCCGTGACGAAACAATACGACGGCGGCTTGATTCTGACGCAAGCACAATTGGCGACGTTTAGAACGTTCTACGAAACGACGATAGGACAAGGCGCGGTCGCGTTCACATGGATTGACCCGTTTACCGATGTAAGCGCATCGCTCCGTTTCTATGATGAACCGGAGATTACCCTTATACGCCCGTCCGACACGCTAGCCGATCGGCTGTACCGCGTGACCATGCCGCTTGAAAAATTACCATGACAACGGCATTAACAACATCCGCGTTCGCCGCTGATACGGATGACGTTTGGTTGGTGCTGGTCACGATTGATCATGACGATTTGAGTCAACCAATCCGAGTCGTCAACAATACCGAGGATATCACTAGCAACGGTAACAGTTTTGTTGCATTCCCTTTTGATATCACCTTACCTGACGCACGCGATGACGCCCCGCCGCGCGCTCGACTTGCCATTGATAACGTCAGTCGTGAGATTGCCGAAGCGGTGCGATCGATAACCACGGCGCCAACCGTCACCATTGAAATCATCCGTGCCGCTGATCCGGATACGGTTGAAATATCCTGGCCGTTTTTCCGTTTGCGAAATGTTAAATGGGACGTTGCGAAAGTGACTGGCGATTTAACGCTGGAAGATTTCACAAGTGAACCGTACCCGGCTGGCATATTCTCCCCGGCTAGTTTTCCGGGCCTATTCTAAATGATGACCATTGATGAATGGCAGCGAAAAGCAATCCGAGTCCCGTTCCTATCGCACGGTCGCGACTATGACGCATGGGATTGTTGGGGATTGTGCATCCGTGGTTATCAAGACGTGTTGGGCATCACGCTTCCTGATTACAATTATGAATCCATCCGGGATTATCGAGCGTTGGCGCGGGAATTTACAAATCGTCGGTGTAGTTTCTGGAAACAGATTAATACGCCCGAAGTCATGTCGGTTGCATGTATTTATCGGCGCGGTAGTGTGATCCATGCTGGCCTAGTGATGCCGCGCCGTCGTATCATGCACGTTGAATTAGGCGTTGAAACGTGTTGCCCACGCTTAGACGATTTCCGAATAGAGGGTTATTATGTCCCGGCTGATCGCGGCACCACACCCGTTTAAGGTTGATACGATTGATCGTGTTGTACCGGAAGGGTTGACCCTTGCCGAAATGCTGTACATTGCCCAGTGTGACCCGATCTTAGCCGCGCACGCTCATATTTGGATAGGGGACCAATACATACCGCGCCACGTTTGGCACCGGGTCAGACCGAAGCCGCACGCGATCATAACGTTACGCGTGGTGCCACATGGTGGCGGTGGTGGCGGCGGTAAAAACCCGCTGCGAACTATCCTGACAATCGCCGTTATTGCCGCGTCATTCTATTTTGGGGGCGTCGTGGCGGCGGCATATGGTAAAGTCGCGGGCGCGTTGGCGAGCGCCGCAATCAGCGCGGTTGGTAGTCTCGTAACAAACGCCATTGCTCCGGTTGGCACCGGTACGCCGCTTGCCAACGCGATTGCGCCGATCCGTGCGCGCTCCGGCACGTCAACGACGCGTGACTCCCCGACGCTATTTATTGAGGGTGCCCGTAACGCCGCGCGCCCGTTTGGCACCGTTCCTTCCGTCTTAGGTGTGCATCGTAACGTACCGCCGCTTGGCGTTCAGACCTTTACGGAAGTGGTTGGTAACGACAACTATTTGCATATGCTTGTCGTGTGGGGGTACGGCCCGTTAAAGATCGAAGATATCAAAATTGACGAAACCCCAATCGCGGATTTTGAGGGCATACAAATCGAAACGCGCGAAGGGCGCGCGGGCGATGCGGCATGTACGCTAATTCCCGATGTGGTTATTCAGAATGATTTTTCAATTCTTCTAGCGCAATCCGCTAGCTGGCAATCGCGCGCCGCAAATCCAAGCGCCGATGAGTTAAGCGTTGATATCACATTGCCGCAAGGCTTGGTTGAGTATGATGACCAGGGCGTGAGGCAATCACGCACCGTCGCGTTTCAAATCCAATATAGGGCGGTTGGCTCCGGAACATGGTTAACGCCAAGTTTTACCGCAACCACGGTTTCGTCATCGTGGATTTCCGGGGATACTGTTACCGTCACGCATAACCGATCATCGGCGGTGCGGCATGGTTTCCGCTGGTCCGTGGCGTCACGCGGGGATTATGAAATTCAGGTACGACGGACAACCGCTGACTCGTCCACGACGTTGATATTTGACCAATTGCAATGGACGGCGTTGCGTGCGATCCGAAACGAAGATCCGTTAAACTTCGCGCATCCGCTGGCGTGGACGGCACTAGTAATCAAGGCGACGGACCAACTTAACCGGATCGTTGATGAACTGAACGCCACGACTAGCAGTTACGTTGCGTCGTATGGTGGTTCGCCCGCATGGGCCGAGGCGGTTAGTAGCAACCCCGCCGATCTATTCCGCCATGTATTGCAAGGCGCGGCGAACGTTGGTGCGCTTGCGGACTCGCGTGTTGATATCGCCAAATTAGAGGAATGGTATACATTCTGCGATACCAACGGATTTGAATTCAACATGATCCGGGATTTTCAATCGAGCGTATGGGACACGCTGGCTGATATCGCATCCGTGGGGCGTGCATCGCCAGCGCAAGTTGACGGTAAATGGACGGTTGTTTTTGACGAATTACAGACCGTCCCTGTTCAGCATTTCACGCCCCGTAACTCTTGGGGATTTGAAGCCGATAAAGATTTTAACGAGTTGCCCGACGCGTACCGTATTCGTTTTTCCAATCGGAAAATTGGTTGGCGCAACGATGAACGGATTGTTTATTACGACGGGTTTGATTTATCGAACGCTGAAAATTTTGAAAGCCTTGACGCACCGGGCATCACGGATCCGGATCACATTTGGAAATTTGGCCGTTTCAATATGGCGCAAGTTATCTTGCGTCCGGAGCGTTGGAATTTTACGACCGACTTTGAATATCTTGTTGCACGTCGCGGCGATCTTGTACTGGTCACGCATGACGTGTTGCTAGTGGGGTTGGCGTCCGGGCGGATTACAACGGTCATAACGGGCGGATCACCTGAAATGATTACCGGTGTGACCGTTGACGAAGTGTTGACGATGGAAGGCGGGACCGATTACGGCTTGTCGGTTCGTACCGTCGCGGATGCCGAGGTTGTAAAGCAAATCGTGACCAGCGCGGGCGATCAAACGACGGTCACATTCACGGCGCCCTTTGCGCTCGGCACGATCGTTGACGGTGATTTATTCGGCTTCGGTGTGTTGGGCGCCGAAACGATTGAAGGTTTGTTATTATCCCTTGAACCGCTTGGCGAGTTGACCGCGCGCGTGGTGTGCATCCCCGCGTCACCCGCCGTGTATACGTCCGACACCGGAACCATTCCCGCGTTTGAAACCAAGTTGACCGCGTTACCATCCGTGCCGATGGTTGAATTTACAAATATCCGAAGCGACGAGTCCATGCTTCAACTCGGATCGGGTAATACATTGATTCCCCATATCGGCGCTAGCGTGTTGGTTCCGGAAACCAAACTGAACGTGCGTTTAGAGTTACAGATACGCGCGAGCGGCACGGGTGAACCATACTACAGTGCCGCCGTTGTCAGCGCGCAAGGCTCCGATTATCGCATAGGCGACGTTGAACAAGATCGGTATTACGACTTGCGCGGACGTTGGCGCGATCCTGACCGCTTACCCGGATCATGGACAACGATAAGCAATCATAGAGTCGTTGGTCAGACTAACCCGCCAGCCGCGTTGCTTAACGCAACGATATCCGTATTTGGTGGCAACGCATTGATCCGTTGGGATCGCCCCGCCGAATTGGACGTTCGTTTCGGTGGTGAGGTTCGCTTCCGCCATAGTCCCAAAACGAACCCCGATGACGCGGTGTGGTCATCGTCAACAAGCATAGGCACGACGGCCAAGGGTGACGCCCTATTCGCGAGTCTACCTTTGAAGCCGGGAACGTACCTTGCACGCGTTTACGACAAGGGCGGGCGTCCTAGTACGACGGTCACGGCTTTAGCGACCAAACAAGCTAGTGTATTGGCCTTTGCAAATGTTGATACGGTTACGGAGTCGCCAACGTTCAGTGGATCGAAAACCAACGTCATTGAGGATGGCGGTTCGTTGAAGCTATCCGGCACGGGGTTGTTTGATGATATCCCCGATTTTGACTCTATCCCCGATCTTGATGCCTATGGTGGGATCACGGCGACCGGTACATATCTATTCGCGGGCGGCTTTGATTTTGGATCGGTCACGCGCGTTCGGTTAACCAGTGTTGTTGACGCAACGAGCATCAATGTACTTGATCGCATCGACGATCGCGGCGCGCCTATTGATGAATGGGAAGATTTCGACGGCACGACTCAAAGCGCGGCGGATTGTAGGGTTCAAGTTCGCGTCACGGATGACGATCCGGCATCATCACCGGTGTCATGGTCAGTGTGGAATGACTTAGATTCCGCTGAATTTGAAAACCGAGGATGCGAATTCCGTGCTATATTGACGACTAACGATCCTAGCTTTAATATCCGTGTTGATACGCTCGGCGTTGTCGCAGAGGAAATCTAATATGCGCGTTGCGGTGCTTGATCCAAATGGTTTTTTGATCGGTGTGAATGAGACCGATAAGCCGACGCGGAAAGCCATTGACGCGGGCGATCTTCCCGCCAATGGATCGTACAAATATGACGCCCCGCGTGGCTGTTTCATCCCGAAAGGTTTTGGGCACGGTAAGCCAAACGTGCCGCCCGTTGATCGCGATCATGCGGTGTACCTGTTGATCACATCCGTTCATGAAGGGCGCCCGGTGCCGCAAGAGTGTCTTGATTGGGCGGCATGGTGGAAACGCTACAACGAAAGGCGCGGGGGTTAATCCATGTCGCAACATGATTACGATATTGCCAATGCTGACGGTGCGACGGTTCGCGCTGACCTAAACGCGCTGTTTGAGGCATTGGCGAGTCAGAATGCCGGATCAACCGCCCCAAGTGTCACATTCCAATTCATGCCGTGGATGGACACGGCGAATAATCTTCTAAAGATACGCAACGCGGCTAATAACGCATGGGTGACAGTCGCCAGCCTTGCGAGCGGGGTTTGGATACCCTATCGCAACGGCGTGGCGCTACCGGCTTTTGGTGCGACCGTTGGCGACTTGTTGCAAATCGTTGGCGTGGGATCACCCGCCGTCGCTGGTCTTCCGGCAATCGATGGTTCACAACTTACGGGGATTTCATCGGTTGCGGCCGGTAATCGTGTCCTGATTGCTTCCAATGTTGCCGCCGCAAGTGCATCGTTGGAATTCGTTACTGGAATTGATAGTACCTATGACGTTTATCGTTTTGAGATTACGAATCTTTACCCCGCCACTGACGGTACGACCCTCTTGGTCACGGTTTCTGATGATGTAGGATCAACATGGAAGTCGTCAACTTACTATTACGGTGTAAATGGTAGGACAAGCGCGGCGGGGGCACTTGACGCGGCGGGTGCCAATGCCGCGTCTTTTCCTATCGTGTCGAACGCGATAAATGGTGCGCAGTTCAACGGCGTTAACGGTTGGCTCGAAATATACAATCCGGATATGTCTAGTTCGACGAATATGAATTGGCATTTGATGCACACACTTGCAAGTGGCGCGGCTGGGTTTGTTGTTGGTGGTGGGTCTTATCAAAACTCTACCGGTGTCATTAACGGCGTTAAGTTCGCGGCAGGTAGCGGGAACTTGACCGCCGGAACAATCAACCTTTACGGAATTAAGAAATGACCCGATATAAAAAGATTGACGGTATAAAAGTTCCGTTAACACTCGCCGAAGAATCCGCGCGTGACATTGAGGAGTCCGCATGGGCGGCGGCGGCGGATGATCGACTCGCCGCCGCAATCAGTGCCGAGGCGGAACGGCGCCTTTTGCTCGGCACCTTAATTACCGGAATACCGTTCAAGACCGATGACGGATCAATGACCCGGTTGCAAGGTCTGGTAACGCGTGCGGAACGCAGCGAGGCGGCGGCGGGTACAGTTAGCGATAAATTCCGCACGGCAAGCGGTACGGTTGTGACTGTGACCACTGCCGCGCAAGCGCAAGCGTTCTTTGACGCGGCGGCGGATCACATCGCATTTATTCTCGGACGTAGCGCCGAATTGCAAGTTGCCGCGCTGGCGGGTGAATTGGGCGAGGATTTTGACCCGATGCTAGACGCGCATTGGGAATGATCATGGACGCATCGCTTGTAACATGGGGTCAATTTCAATGGATCATCGGCGGGTTGATTGCATTGAACATAACCATTTTAGGTTATACGATTGCCGCCGTTCGACTCCGCGCTAGCGGCGCGGGTGTGTCGCGGCTATGGGAAAGTCATAACCGCGATAAGGAAGGGTTGGCCGAATATAAAACCGAGGTTGCAAAAAACCACGTCACGCACGCTGATTTTCAGACCTTAGAGGCGCGACTCACGCGACACTTTGACGAAAAATGGGCGGACCTGAAAGCCGATATCCGAGAATTGAAACAGCGGCACAATAAAGACGAAGGCGATGTATCATGACCACGCGGGGAATCAGTAATAATAACCCTGGTAACATCGAAGTCGGCGCACCGTGGCAAGGCTTGGCTAGTCCCGACTCGGACGGGCGTTTTTGCGTGTTCAAGTCGCCAACGTGGGGTATCCGCGCAATCGCCCGCGTGGTTGTCGCTTATCAGGATAGGCACGACATTATGAACATATCGGGCATCATATCCCGATGGGCACCACCTTCCGATAATAACGACACCGATTCCTATATCAACCACGCGGCGGTAAAGGTTGGTGTCGGGCGTGATGACGTGATCAACGTGCATGATTACCGGGTGATGCGCCCGCTTGTCGAGGCGATCATATTGCATGAGAACGGCACGCAACCTTATTCGGATAGTCAAATCGATAAGGGGTTGACGCTGGCGGGTATTGAGTCGACCGACAAGCCGTTGTTGCAATCGCGCACGGTCAAGGGCGCGCAAGCCGCGTCCATCGGTGTCGCGGGCACGGCGTTAAGCGAAGCGGGAAACCAGCTTGCGCCGCTGGCTGATTACTCCGAGACAATCAAATACGTTTTCTTGGCGTTGACCATCATCGGAATCGCCGTCACCGTATGGGCGCGGATCGATGACAAGAATAAGGGCCTTCGCTAGTGTCCATACTTATGTCATTACTGCAAGGCGCCGGGTTGAAGGTGCTTGCCGGTGTGGCAATCGTGGGCGCTATTATTGCCGTACTAGCCGGGGCGCGATCGGCGGGGCGTAACGCTGAACGTGTGGACGGCATGCGGCGATCATTGGATGCCGTGAGGGAATCAAATGAAATTGAGGATTACATTAGCCGCGCTGGTAACACTGTTGTTCGTGACCAGTTGCGCGACAAATGGACCCGCGATTGACTCCGCGTGTCTGGTATTCAAACCGATCTATCTAACCCGATCGGAAGTACCGGCGCTATCGGATGAATCCGTTAGGCAAATCCTAACCCATAACGAGACATTGGCAAAACGCTGTAAGGATCCGTGACACATGGGAATTATCGGTTTCATGATCGTTGGTGCGCTGGTCCGTCTATTTGTCGCGTAACTGGTCACAATTGCGGCATTGGTGGTTTCATCCACACTGGCTAGGCCCGCTGGTCGGTGCGCTGATTTTGGGCGGCGGGGCGCTACTCTAGCAGCTTCCTGACTTCCGCGACGTACCAATCATAGTTGACGTTGCACCAATCGAACGCGGCGGCTTGATTACAAATCGTCGTTAGATATCCGGCGCAAATCTGCATTTGGCGTTCCTTATGAACGCTTCGATTTTTGGTGTGTACGTCGGCATTCCATACGCTGTTATCCGTCGCTCGATATTGCGCGTCCGACGCGTGGTTTCCTTCCTTGAAATGACCAATCGTGCCGGTTGGCGGACTCACCTTAACCAGTGGTTTACCATTCGTCGTCACGTAATACCGCGTCGTTGATTGCACCGCGTCATCACCGTGTTTAAGCTGGCTTCCACGGTTGACCTTGGCGCGTAGCATAAAATCAAACGCGTCCGTTTGCCGGCGTACCCATTGTTCAGGATCGGCGCCGGTCAACAAGACCGCTTCGGCGGCTTTCGGCACAACGAGGGCGCTTGTATCTTGATACCAACCGAGCGGCGCGCGCTTGCCCGGTGGGGCGTTCTCGTAGGCGCCTTTGCGTTTGATTTTACCATCGGTGCCAACGGCTAGATAGTTGTTCACGTCGCGGATATACATGCGCTCATAGTCGCCGCGTTCAAGGTTAAGCCGCGTGATCCGTTGCCAACGGTCGCATGCTTGCGTCACCAACCATTCATGATGACGCGGCACCCGTACCGTTAAGCCATCCGTATTGATCTGGATCATGGACAACCCCGGAACCGTTAACATCAAATCTTCGGCTAGCATGCAAAGCAAAAGTTGACCATTCACCGTAACAGCCATCATGTATTGCGGATCGTAGAACGGTGAATAAGGGTTGTTGGAGTCACCATAGACTCCGTTCAATGCTAGCTTTAGCATTTGGTTTTCCGGCGTTCCTTTCTTGTATTCCTGTCGTTGTGCCATCACGTCCGAATAGATATCAACGAACAACTCGCCAAGGTGCGCGGGGTACAATTTGTTCATGATCGTGATGTTCGGGTAATAGCTGGTCACGTCCAAATCGATCAATAAATATTGGTCATCCGCCATGACGTGTTGCCGCGTCACGCTTCCATGAATTCCGCCAGTACCAAAACGAAATGTGAAATCATTTATAGTACAATTAATATCTGTAAGTACGCCCTTAGTTTCGGTGATGACCTGTTGCCTTAGCCACGCGTGAATGCGGATGAATTCAGGATGCCGAAACGTGACATAGGGTAAGATGATATCGGAGAGTCTAATCTCGGATCGATAGGTTTGCACCGGGCGCCGGGGTTGACCAGTGAAGCAACTTCCGGGGCGCGCTTGTTCAAGGCGCATCACGAAATAATCTTTTCCGATCTTGGTATCATTGTGGTTCCGGAAGTCGCGACCGTAACGCACGGATATCTCACGGCGAAATTGGATTTGGTCGCGCGTGTGATTATAAAACGCTTTCGTTTCCGTCACGTCATGCCGGTTGTAATCTAGTAGCACGTCCATTTCATCAAACGTTAGGTGCGTGCCTGGTTTAAAGGGTAAATCCTCAACTGACGCTGAACGCATGTTGAATTGCAGTGCCTTGAGTCCGGTTGCGCGCGCGACATTATCGAAGTGATGAATTTTATAAAGATCAAGTTGCGGTATAATTTGGTCACGGTCCCATATCACATGGGCGAACCGATCGCCGGAATGAATGATGCTTTGCGCCTTCGCGTATAGGTCTTGATACGACGCGGACGGCTGGCACATGAGTAAATGGATGATCGGATAATCAAACCCGATATTATCGAATCCAACCATTTCAATTTGATTTTTGGTAAGGTGGCGTAACCACGCTAAAAGGCTATCGCGATCGTCCCGCCGTTCGCTAATTTCCCATGATGCCGCGTGATCGGAATCGCACCCCAACGCGCTCAAGGTGAACACGTTAGGGAACGTTTCATTATCATAGATGACGGGCAAAACTTACTCCGTCGGACCGTTCATGATTTGCGGGTACGGTGCCGGGGCGCCGGGGTTAGAAGGGGATGTAGTCGCCACCGATTGGGCAATCGGTGGCGTCGGCGCCGCAAAACCAGTCTCTTGTTGGGCCGGGACACCCGGCGCGGGGGCAAAACCCGGCGCCGGTTGTGTAGGGACGGGCACGGGTGCCGGGGCGGTCGGTGGTGCCGCGTACACGGGCGCGGGTGCCGGGGCGGCTTGCGGTGGCGCCGCGTATACGGGTGCGGCGCCGGGTTGCGCTGGCATGGCACCGGACGGCGCGACGGGGGTTGCGCTGGCACCGGATGGCAACGTGGCGGGCGCGGCGCCGAAGGCTTGTTCCGCCGACGGACCGGAGTTGATCGCTTCGCCATAACCGCACACTTGCACCATTTGATGATTGAGGTACACGCCCGGTTTGTTTCGATCGTCGTTGCCCCGCATGCTGATATAGCAACGGACGTAATCGCCGCGCTTGCATTGCGCCGCGTCAACGATCTGTTGATTTTGCGGGTTCCAAACGGTCGGCGCGAACCCGGATGACAGACGCACGACGTAACAGCCACGGCATTCCGGGCGATCCGGATACTTGGAATCACCGTCAGCGACTTTCCACGCAAAATCGGGACGTTGCCAATCTCCGTTCGGAAAGTCACGTTGACCAACGGCGGTGATTTGATTCCATAGGTCTTCCCAGCCGGGATCATTCTTCGGGATTGCCAGCGCCATGAACCATTGCATTTTCGGTTGCTGGTTTTGGTCAAGGCGCGGGCGCCCTTGATGATCCTTATCGGACCCGGTGAAAGCGTCACCCATGATAAAATGCCCCACGGGTGACGTGAGGTAAACAGCTTCATTCGTCATCGGTCGGTAAACCTTTCATGCCTAATGCGTTCATGTAGAGTCGTTTGACTCGCTCTTGTTCGTCACGGATCGACGCTTCAACCTTCCGCAACGCGATCACTTGCCGAAGCGTTTTCGTATCAAAACCAGCCGCCTTAGCTTCGGCGTAGACTTCGCGGATGGCATTATTGATTTCACACCTTTCCTCAATCAACCCTTCGACTTGTTGGATTGTGGACCGTAGCAATTCGCGGGCCTTGCATCCAACGGTTGCCGGTGCCGATCCGGAGTTGTCGCCAATGACGGCGTGAGGATTTTCTGGTTCACTCATTGGAATACATCCTTTTTATCTTGGGATATCCTGGCCGCTAAGTGATCGGCCATTGCCTTACATACCGTCGCACCATCGGCGTTTGGAATGTTCGTTTTGAAATAGGTATTAAACAATAGGCGCAACCGTTGACCTTCACTCATTGGAATACATCCTTTGCCTTTTGTGATGCGTCACGCTGGACAAGTTTGCGCCCGGTTTCGGGTGTCGTCGTAAATTGATCAATAAGCACGCGCGGTACTCCGAGTTTTTCAGCGGCGGCGGGTGTCACCGGTTTATGTTCCGTAAGTGACTTACCCGCTATAGCCGCGAGCGCGTTAACCTTGTCATCCGATAACCAACGGCGACGACCGTAGGCACGTTCAAGTGACCAGCCGGGTACGATCTTATTTTGATCAATCTCCAAAATCGCGTGAGACTCTATCGCGTCAAGGCGCAACTTGATTGCGCGCGCGGCACGGTTCAGCGTGACCAGTTCGGACGCAAGCGCGGCGCCTTCCATATCGACGGGGAAACCGGAATAAGCAACATCAACGGCATTCATGCCAGCGCGGCGCGCGGCTTCGCACACATGAAGCGCGCGGCAATATTGACAATGGGCGCCGGTCACGGCGGGTGCGTTTGGTTCATGCACCTTGGCGACGGCGGCGGTAATCTCATGCCATAACGCGATAGCGTCATCCCGCGTGATTGCCCACGACCGGACTCGCCCGTCGTAATGGTATGGGCGCGGCTGGACAATACGCACGGTCACGGTGTCGAGGTTCCATTGATGCTTGGCAAACAACGAAACCGCATATATTCCTAGTTGCCAGTTTCCTAGAACGTCAACGATGCCCCAACCATATTTGAAATCATAAATATCACCGTGACGCTCAATGACCTGAAATGCGTCGGGCGTGCAGTCGTCAACACCTTCAATCGCGGAAGGCAACGGGCGTTCGATGACGCAACTGGACGGAACGGCGGCGATGTATTGTTCGGTATATTCCACCATTTCACCGGTTATCATCACGCCGTTTGGCGCGGCACGGTCGGTCAATTCGTCAAGCGTATGATGACCCGACAACACTTGCGCGGCTAACCAGTGCGCGGCGGTGCCTTCCTTCGCATATTCGGACTCGTCATCCGGAAATGGGCTTTCCAATGTGGCGGACGCTGGACACGGAATCCAGCGTCCGCCGTTCGATGGCCGAAGATTGATCACGCCGGGGGCGCCGCGTGGTTGGTGGTCAGTTCATGATAAATGATGGTCAGCGCCGGAACGTTGTCCACCAATTCATGCGCGCCCGTAACCCCGGCTTTCTGATAAAGCGTGGGGAGATATTCCGGCCCGATCCGCCCATGCGTCAACGCGTCGGTCATTTCGTTAACGACCTTTTCATAGGTGAGCGGGGCGCCGGCGGGCGCCGTATCAGCGGCGGCGACGGGAACAACCGTACCATCCGGCAACGTCGATCCGGGCGGATAGGTCATGGT